ATAACAAAGATCATGATATGGTTATTATATCTAAGACAGGTAAGATTGGTGAAGTATATGAAATACAGGGTTTAAAAATAGCACTACCATTAGCTGAAAATAGCTATAAAAGATCTAATGATAAGTTAGAACAAAAATGGAAACATTTAGAGCAGCCTAAAGAATTAAGTAAAATAAAATCAGTATTTGACTGGGAAGAAAGGCCTAGCGAATTTAAAAACAAATGGTATGACTATATTGACGAAGAGTTTAAGAGAAGGGAAGAAGGTTTTTGGTTCAATAATAAAGGCAAGCCTACTTATATTACTGGTACTCACTACATGTACTTGCAGTGGTCCAAGATTGATGTTGGGCAGCCAGACTTTAGGGAATCAAACAGATTATTCTATATCTTCTGGGAAGCTTGTAAAGCAGATGTACGGTGTTACGGAATGTGTTATCTTAAGAACAGACGGTCAGGTTTCTCTTTCATGGCATCAGGCGAGACGGTTAATCAGGCAACAATATCCACAGATTCAAGATTTGGCATTTTATCAAAGTCAGGGCCAGACGCCAAAAAGATGTTTACTGATAAGGTCGTCCCCATTTCCGTTAATTACCCCTTCTTCTTCAAACCAATCCAGGACGGTATGGACAGGCCGAAGACAGAACTCGCGTACAGGGTACCCGCGTCAAAGTTTACCAGAAAGAAACTTGATACCAACGAACAACTTAAGGAGATCACCGGGCTCGATACAACGATCGACTGGAAGAACACCGGGGACAACTCGTACGACGGTGAAAAATTAAAACTATTAGTACACGACGAAAGTGGTAAGTGGGAAAAACCTACAAATATATTAAATAACTGGAGAGTTACAAAAACTTGTTTAAGACTAGGTTCTAAAGTAATAGGTAAATGTATGATGGGCAGTACATCAAATTCTTTAGATAAAGGAGGTGATAATTTTAAAAAATTATACTATGATTCAGATGCCACAAAAAGAAACGCCAATGGACAAACTCGCTCAGGATTATATTCTTTGTTCATACCTATGGAATGGAACTACGAAGGATACATTGATTCTTATGGACTTCCTGTCTTCGAAACGCCTAACAAACCGGTTAAGGGGCCTCAGGGTGAATTAATAGATACAGGCGTAATAGAATATTGGGAAAACGAAGTTGAAGGATTAAAGAGTGATCAAGACGGTTTAAATGAATATTATCGTCAGTTTCCAAGAACAGAGAATCACGCGTTTAGAGATGAAACAAAACAATCTTTATTTAACTTAACAAAACTATACGAGCAAATAGATTATAATGAAGATGCTCAAAGAAATGGCTTAGTTACTGTTGGTAGCTTTCAATGGAAAGATGGTGTTAAAGATAGCACTGTAGAATTTATGCCTAACAAAAGCGGTAGGTTTAAAATCAGCTGGGTTCCTAAGTTAGAAATGCAAAATAGAGTTAGATTAAAAAATGGTATAAAATATCCAGCAAATGATCACGTTGGAGCATTTGGATGTGATAGTTATGATATATCAGGAACTGTTGACGGCGTGGGATCTAATGGTGCATTACATGGATTAACTAAATATTCAATGGAAGAAGCTCCTGCTAATAGTTTTTTTCTAGAATATGTTGCAAGACCTCAAACAGCTGAAATATTTTTTGAAGATGTATTAATGGCTTGTGTATTTTACGGAATGCCTATATTAGTTGAGAACAATAAACCTCGACTTTTATATCATTTCAAAAGAAGAGGGTACCGAGGGTACTCAATGAATAGACCAGACAAAACCTATAACAAGCTTTCAATAACTGAAAAAGAAATTGGTGGAATACCAAACTCTTCAAACGATATAAAACAATCTCACGCTGCAGCTATAGAATCATACATAGAAAAATACGTGGGTAGAATAAATGACGGCTACGGAGATATGTATTTTAGCAGAACCCTAGAAGATTGGGTTAAGTTTGATATAAATAACAGAACAAAGTTTGATGCGTCGATTAGTTCAGGTTTAGCTATTATGGCTTGCAACAAAAACCTTTATGCTCCAACGCAAGAAAGAAAAGTTAAAAGTATAAATCTTGGGATAAAAAGGTATGATAATAAAGGGCACAGATCTCAAATAATATAAATAAATGATTAATAAAGCTATAAAAAGTTCTTTTCCAAGCCAAGCGGTTAGCGATATAGAGAAAATGAGTGCTGAATACGGAGCACAAGTTGGTAGAGCTATAGAGCACGAGTGGTTTAATTCTAAAGACGGATACAACGGTAGGAGTGGGTCAGGTAGATATTCTACGTCTAGACAGTCTTTTCACTCTTTAAGATTATACGCCAGAGGAGAACAGTCTGTTAGAAAATATAAAGATGAATTATCTATTAATGGAGATTTATCTTACATGAACCTAGATTGGAAACCTGTGCCAATTATACCAAAGTTTGTTGATATTGTTGTTAACGGTATGGCAGATAGATCATACGAAATAAAAGCTTATTCACAAGATCCTGCTTCAATACAAGAAAGAACAGATTATGTAACTAAGATAGCCGAAGATATGGCTGCGCAACCATTTAACGATGCAGTTGCTGGTCAATTAGGAATTGATATATACCAAACAGATCAAAGCAAGTTACCTGAAACATCAGAAGAACTTGAAATACACATGCAGCTTGAATACAAGCAAGCAATTGAAATTGCTGAAGAAGAAGCTATAAACAGTATATTTGATAAAAACAAATACGAATTAGTATCTAGGCGTGTAAAAAGAGATTTAACCGTTATAGGTATTGGTGCTGCTAAAAGTTCATTTAACAAAGCAGAAGGTATTAAAGTAGAATATGTAGATCCAGTTGATCTTGTATATTCAAATACAGATTCACCTTACTTTGATGATATATATTATGTAGGTGAGGTAAAAGAAATATACACCAATGAGCTTAAGAAAGAATTTCCTGAGTTAACAGATGAGCAGTTAGAATCTTACCAAGGATACAATACATCTTATACAAACAGTGGGTATAACTCTAAATCAAATGAAAGCAATAGCATATCTGTTCTATATTTTGAATATAAGACCTATGCTACTCAAGTACATAAGATAAAGAAAACGTCTACCGGAGGTAGTAAAGCTATTGAAAAAAATGATACCTTTAATCCACCAGCTAATGATGACTTTGAAAAAGTTGATAGAGCTATAGAGGTAATATACGAAGGTGTTAAAGTTATAGGTAGCAGCGATATACTTAAGTGGGAACTTAAGAAAAATATGATAAGACCTAAAGCAGATACTACAAAAGCTCAAATGAGTTATGCTATCTGTGCACCTAGAATGTATGAAGGTAGAATAGAATCTTTAGTTAGTCGTATGACTAATTTTGCAGATATGATTCAACTGACACATTTAAAATTACAACAAGTATTATCTAGAGTAGTACCTGATGGTGTTTATTTAGATGCTGATGCTTTAGCTGAAATAGATTTAGGTAACGGAACAAATTATAATCCTCAGGAAGCATTAAACATGTATTTCCAAACTGGTAGTGTTATTGGTAGATCAATGACACAAGACGGTGATATGAACAGAGGAAGACTACCTATTACTGAATTAAATTCAAACGGTGGTAACAATAAAATAAACGCACTTATAAGTACATATAATTATTACTTACAAATGATGCGTGATGTAACTGGATTAAATGAAGCTAGAGATGGCGGAATACCAGATAAAAATGCTTTAGTAGGTTTACAGAAAATGGCTGCGGCAAATTCTAACACAGCAACAAGGCACCTATTGCAATCAAGCTTGTATATAACCCTAACAATGGCAGAGTGTATTGCAATGCGTGTTTCTGATGTTATAGAATATTCGCCAACTAAAGAGTCTTTTATAAAAACATTAGGTAAGTTTAACGTGTCCACTTTAGAAGAAATGGCTAACTTATACTTGCATGATTTTGGTATATTCTTAGAATTATCACCGGATGAAGAAGAAAAAGCAAAACTTGAAAATAATATACAAGTAGCTTTACAGTCAGGTCAGATATATTTAGAAGACGCTATAGAAGTTAGAGAAGTACGTAATATAAAATTAGCTAATCAGCTTCTTAAAATACGTAGAAAAAAGAAACAACAATTAGATCAAGAGCAACAACAAAGAAATATTCAAGCTCAAACACAATCTAATACACAATCTGCTCAAGCAGCAGCTCAGGCTGATATGCAAAAGCAGCAAGCACTAACAGAATCTAAAGCTCAGTTAGAGCAAATAAAAAATCAATTAGAAATAGCTAAGATGGAAAGAGAAGCAGCTATAAAGAAAGAATTGATGGAACACGAGTTTAATTTAAACATGCAACTACAAGAAATGCAGTTAAAGCAAGTTAACGAAAAAGACAAGTTTAAAGAAGATCGTAAAGACGAAAGAACTAAAATACAAGCCTCACAGCAAAGTGAGCTCATAGATCAAAGAAAAAATAATGCGCCACCCAAAAGTTTTGAATCCGCAGGAATGGATAACTTAGGTGGATTTGGTCTTGAGCAATTTGAGCCAAGGTGATAAATTTTTAACTATTTAATTATATTATATTATGTCAGAACAAAACCAACCAATTGAAGAGGTTGTTGAGGATAACGTTGTGGAAACTAATGAAGCAGCGCAAACTGAAACACCTAAAGAAGAAATCTCTTATAGAGAGATAAAAAAAGACGGGACTATTAAATTAGACCTAGGAAAATTAAAAGAATTTCAAACTAAAAACACAGATCAAGATGTACGGGAAAATGAAATCATCAGCGAGAGCAACAACAAAGAAGAAAGTAGCAGCGAAGAAGAAAAAGAAGAAAGCAGCGAAGAAGAAAGCGTACTAGAAGAAGTATCTGATACTGAAGAAACTTCCGTAACAGCTCAAACAAATGATCCTGTTATTGAAGAAAAGCCAGAGGCTACTCCTCAAAGAACTTTACCGGAAAATATTGAAAACCTGGTTAAGTTTATGGAGGACACTGGCGGAAGCATAGAAGAATACGTTAGATTAAACGCTGACTATTCAAACGTAGATGATACTGCGTTATTAAAAGAATATTACAAGTCAACAAAAAGTCATTTAGATAATGACGAAATAAGTTTCTTAATTGAAGATAACTTCTCATATGATGAAGATATCGACGATGAAAGAGATATTAGAAAAAAGAAGTTGACACTAAAAGAAGAAGTTGCAAAAGCTAAGAAATTTCTTAATGGTATGAAAGATGAGTATTACAAGGAAGTCAAGTTGGGTTCTAAGTTATCATCCGAACAGCAAGAAGCTATTAACTTTTACAATAAGTACAACCAAGAACAAGCTGCCACTAGTGAGGTTCAAAAAAAACAATACAAGCAATTTGAACAAAGTACCAATAATGTTTTCAACGAAAATTTCAAAGGTTTTGATTTTAAAGTAGGAGACAAAAAATATAGGTATAATGTAAAAAATGCAGGTGATGTTAAGAATTACCAAAGCGACATATCTAATTTTGTGAGGGAGTTCCTCGACGAAAATGATATGATGAAAGACGCTAAAGGTTATCACAAAGCTTTATATGCAGGTAAAAATATTGATAAAATTGTATCACATTTTTATGAGCAAGGTAAAGCTGACGCTATAAAACAAACCGCTATTAATTCTAAAAATATTGATATGGGTGCTAGAACTAATAAACCAGTTGTAGAAGCCGGCGGAATGAAATTTAAAGTGTTAGGTGGAGAGAATAGTTCAAAGTTGAAATTTAAAATAAAAAAATAAACAACTAAAAACTAAAAAAAAATGGGATTTAATACATCTTTAGGATTAGGTGGATCATTTTCACTAACTCCTACACCAAACCCAACTGTAAGTGCCAATAATTATATTGACTTTACATCTTCAGATACTAAAGGTTGGGCACAACAATATCTTCCTGAATTATACGAACAAGAAGTAGAGCGCTACGGAAATCGTACAATCGGAGGATTTTTACAAATGGTAGGCGCTGAAATGCCTATGAGTTCTGATCAAGTAATTTGGTCTGAGCAAAACAGATTACACATTGCATACAAGCATTCTTCAGGATCAAACTTAGGAGTTACTGTTAATGACGCTTCTGCTAATACTATAGCTTTAGGAAGTGCTCTTAACAACTCTATTAGAGTAGGTAATACTATTTTAGTTACTGATGCTGCAACTGGACTTAAAACAGTACAATGTTATGTTTCTGCTTCTAGTGGAACTGCTGTTACAGCTTTACCTTATAAGCAAACAACATTAGCTGGAGCTGATGGTACTGCTAAAGTTTTTGCAGATAGCGAAGCTATTAACATATTTGTATATGGTTCTGAATTTGCAAAAGGTACTGATAAAATGTCAGGCCAATTAAAGCCAGAATTTCAACAATACAACAACAGACCTATTATTCTTAAAGATCACTTTGAAATTTCAGGTTCTGATACAGCTCAAATTGGATGGGTTGAAACAACTGACGAAGCTGGACAATCTGGTTTTTCTTGGTACTTAAAAGCTGCTGGCGAAACTCGTTTGCGTTTTGAAGATTACTTAGAAACTTCTATGGTTGAGTCAGTAAAGTCTGCTGATGATGGATCTTTAACTACTATTGATTCAGCGTCAGGATTTACTGCTGGAAAAGGAGTAGGTACAGAAGGTTTATTTTCTGCAATTGAAACAAGAGGTAACGTATTTGAAGATTTAGCTTCTTTAGGAGACTTTGATCTTTTATTGAAAAACTTAGATAAACAAGGTGCTATTGAAGAGAACATGTTATATGTTAATAGATCTTTAGCGCTTACTTTAGATGATATGGTTGCTGGATTAAATTCTAACTATCAAGGTGGTGCTTCTTTTGGTGTATTCCAAAACGATGCTGACATGGCATTAAACTTAGGTTTTTCTGCTTTCCGTAGAGGATCTTATGATTTCTACAAGTCAGATTGGAAATACTTAAACGATGCTGCTGCAAGAGGTGGTTTTGGAGATGTTTCAGGATGTTTAATTCCTGCTGGAACTTCTACTGTATATGACCAATCATTAGGTAAAAACATGACTCGTCCTTTCTTACACGTAAGATACAGAAGTTCAGAAACTGATGATAGAAGATTAAAGTCTTGGGTAACAGGTTCTATCGGATCTGCTTCTTATACTGGAGAAGACAAAATGGAAGTACATTATTTATCTGAAAGATGTTTAGTAGTTCAAGGAGCTAATAACTTCGTGATGCTAAAAGAATCATAATATTAATTTTTAAAAACTAAACAAAAATGGAAAAATATTTATACTTTAGAACACAAGCCACAATTGGTGATGACGACGATGCGGCTCAATCAGCTTGTTTTCCTTTATCAAGTTTTGTAGGAATGCACCCAACTGCAGATGACACTTTGGCACTACATTTCAAACCACAAATCGCTGTTAGCGGAGATGGTCAGTCTGGTAGTGTTGTTAACACTGACAAAGTAATTCTAACACTTGGAACTGTAAACACTCACAAGGAAGCTATGGAAGGTTTGGTAAAAGCTTTTGAAGATGCAAAAGCTTTTAAAGGAAATCCTTTTATTGTTGTTGCTGATGATTTATCAACAGTTACTAGTTACTTAGTATCTGAGGTAAGCGCTGTTTCAACAATTGCACTTAGCCCTGCGGTAGCTTAATACTGCAATTATATTAAACTTACGGGCGTCTTTGTGGCGCCCTTAGGTTTATTTTTATACGACAATAGCCTGTTATTATATATATAAACTAGCTATCGTCACATTTTACAAACTATTAAATTATATTATATTATGGCAGCAAAAAAAGCGCCAGCAAAGAAAGTTGAGGTTGCTCCTCAGCAAAATGTAGTGGCTAAAGCCGCTCCAATAGTACAACAACCAGTTAAACCAAGCTGGGAAATAAAAGATAGAGTTTATAAACTAATAGGTAGAGGCGAGCCTTTAACTTATGTTTTAACATCTAAATCAAGTCCAAGAAAACCATTGCTATGGTTTGATGAAGAGCAAGGTTATAATAGAGAAATAAGATATGCTAGCAATCAAAGATCTTGCTTTATAGATGATCAAGATAATAATGCTATTTTATCTCACATTATATTTGAAAACGGCAACTTATTTGTGCCAAAACAAAACCAACCTTTACAAAAACTTCTAAGCCTATATCATCCTAAAAAAAATTATGTATATAAAGAAGTAGACGAAGTTGCTACCGCAAAAGAAGATTTAGTAGATATTGAAACTGAAATGAAAGCTTTGAATACCGCAATGTCA